CTGTGAACGCGTTCGTATCACTATTGTTTTCGTAAGCCGTTTTTATTTCTGCATCAGTTTGATCAGCGGTGGCGTTTGCTTCAATACCGTCTAACTTGGTTCCATCTGTTGCAACGTCTCGGCCATCGACAGCACCGCCAACTGTAATGTTACCTGTGACAGATAGTGCTCCAGAAAGCGTGCCGTCTACACCTTCTATATCATCAACAACTAACGTGCCTGCACTGTAAGAGGCGTCACCGGTGTCAATTGTTCCTGTAGGCTCTGGATCATACTCATCGACAAGTTTGAACTTCGAGTCGGTGACATCAAAGAACATGCCGACGTGCGTGTATCCAACACCACTTCCGCCAGTGTTGCGGTTAGACCAGATCCCCGTGTCTACATCTAACGGAGCCGCCGTGCCGGACCAAACGTCGTTTAATGTGTGCCCTGTTGTTGAACCAAAGTCAATCTTAATACCATTGTCTAAAGCTTGATCACCACCAGTGATGGCAACACCTGTAGCTTCTGTCGTACTAAAATTATCTTTGGACCAAGAGAATGTATCTGGTGTACCTGTCGCATCAATCTTAACGTAATACGTTGTTGATGCTGTGCCACTAAAGTGTCCTGCAAAATAAGCATCATCAAGACCGCTACCTGTAAAAGTGGTGTTGGCTTCACCAATGGTGTCACCTGAGTTCAAGTACAGGAACGGTGCCCCAGTCTCTACGTTAGTTGATGATGCAACAGTTTGAGAACCTACAACGGTCAAGTCACCGTCAATAATCAAGTCTCCACCAATGTGAGTATCTGTACGCACACGGAAAGAGTTGACTGAGTGATTCTGTTGATTGACCAACAAAATTCCATTTGTGGCGTCAGAACTTACAACCCATCCTAAACACATGGGGAAGTTAGGGTAGGTAGGAGATGCGTTTTGTACAGCGCCGTCTGTTAAGCCAACAAAAAAGTTTGTTCCGGCAGATAACCCGGAGGTGTCAACATCCTCAACTAAACCGGCTGTACATACATAACCGTATGTGTTGTTTTCAATGCTATGAGCGGCGATGCCTTGAGCATTGTATTTGTTTACGTCTGTTGCATTAGCTCTAGCGGCTGTAGGGTAACCGTTGAAGTTTCCGCTAAAGTAAAGCGGCTCGCCTTTAGCAATCGTAACGCCACTGTTGTTGTAAACCTTTTGATGCTCTTCTAAGCCAATTTCGTGAACAAGCCCACTCTCGTCACCATAGTAATTCAAGGTGTTATGAATACTATCGTACCAAAGCAATCCTTCAGAATATGACGGATGTACTGACTGAGTTTCTAGTTGAATTTGATCAATGGTTACAGTGTCTGAACCACTGTCTTTATACACGGCCTTACCGGCGGGCTGTGTAACAAATACGTTTTTAGTGCCCGCTTGAAAATCGACTTTTGCGTCAGAATTGCTAGACGTAAGAACGGTGTCTCTTGACAGGGTGTCAGGGGTTGCATCGGTTACCGTGCCAACACCAACCTCATAATCGCCAGTAGCATCATCGATGATAGCGTAATAGGTTGTGTTTCCCGACCCAACGCCAGCGACAAAAGTTTGAAACCCTGTTTCCGCACCAGCAAGTAAAAGGGTACCAGTACCTGTTGTACTGGTTGTTTCTTTTACGCGATCCGCGACTGCAAAAGCCATTAAAGGTCCTTATGCGATGCGAATAATTGCGTTACTCGCGTCCGCTGTTGGGAACTGAATTGTAAAATCGCCGTTTGTTGACGTTTTGTCCGCGCCGAAGTCCAATACGACTACCGCTTCAGTGGTGCCAGAGCCACCATCTGTTGTGGTGTTATAAATCAATGCACCACGCGCTGTAATTGTCAAGTCATTGAAGGTTAGATCAATAAAGTCAGTAAACGCTGTAGTTCCGCTAGTCGTTGGATCAACCGCTGTTAAGCCACTTCCACCCGCGTTATACGTTCCGAAAGAAGCAGAAGCTTCGTTAGTCGCCGAATAATCCGTAGTTGTAGAGTCAAGAGTCGCTGACGAGGTAAACAAGGCCAAGTTAAAAGTATGACCTCCACTAACGTTAAAATCGTGCTTTCCTTCAAGAAGCTCTTTCTTGAAGGATGTACACATGTAGTTTCCAGAAAAAGCCATCTTAAAGTCTCCTTATGGCGTCTGCTAATTTAGGATGCCCAGCATCCACCAATGCATTATATACCGTTGTTCGATCTGCGCGAACGGCTTCCTTAAAATACTGTTCTACAAGTTTAGCAATACTTTCTTTGTATGCATACGCTTGTTGCCTAAGAACAGGGTCCGCAGTGTCTGAAACACTGATGATTTTGTCGGCGCACCGTTGAGCAACCTCTTCGGGGGTAAACCCTCGGCCCTCGGTTGTGTGCACCGTCACTAATTGTTCGTGTCTTGGAACATCCATACTAACTGTAAACATTATGTTCTTGCCCTCATCACTGACCCTGAACGGTATTTATCGGTATTTTCAATTCCTTCAGCAAAGTTCTTCAGTCTAGATAACGCCTGGACGTACTGTTGTTGATATGCTTGTACAACATCAGGCTCACCTTTCATAAAAATGTAGGCTTCAATCAAAGATCCGTACAACAAAGCTTGTGGTACATTTGTGCTCAACCATGTGGCTCCGTCATCCCCGGCTGCTGTCAGGCTAACAGGGCGGTAATAATAGTGAAGCTCCACGTTGTATGAAGCATCAGGAGTTGGACCAACAATTAGGTTGTCTACGTCGTAGTACCCGTAATAAACCGGTGGCGCTTGATCCGATGGATCAGGTGCATACTCTTCAACAAAGTTAGCGTCTTTCTGAAGCAGGTATTTACGGTCCCCGTCCGTAATGTATGAAAGCGAAAACACAGACAAAAAGTCACTGGGGAGGGCCAAATACTTATTGCCTTGAGTCAACGCTCCACCTACGTTCTTTTTAAACAGCTCAAGATCAACAGAATGAAAAATATTGTCTTCCGCATTACGAATAAAGTTCGGAAGATTATTGACGAACGTAGTTTCTTGGTTTTCGCAGTAATCTTGAATCGCGGTTTTTAACTGGGAAAATGTATAGCTCATGAGGTGCTCACCGTTACCTGTCCAACCTTACCAGAAATTTGTGGTCTAGGTATCGGAAGACCAACTGTATCAGTATATACAAAAACTTTTAACCCTTCAGTTACATCAGGTCTAGGATCACGCAAAGCTTGAGGATCTGCACCAACATTTGGTGCTTTTAGTTGAGGATGTTTTTCCTCATACTCGTCTGGACCTACTAACAAGCCGTTCCATTCTTTACGCATCTCACGCAAACGATACCGGAACCCAGACCGGTCCGATATACCGTACGCATATTTCGCAGAAGCATAACGAGCCACTTTTTTAGAACCTAATGTACTGAATGTCTGGTTGTAGCTTTAAGGCTACACGATCTTCGTCTTCGTCAGAAGCACGCTGGAACTCTTCTTCATAGACCGCTTTTAATAACTGTACACGCTCTGGGGCTTTCTTCATAGACAGGTAATAAGATAACCCGGCGATCATGCAAGGCAGGAACCGGTAAGGGACATCTGTCGTATTTTGCAGAGTGTCAGCATCCTCAATCCGAGTGATGTAGTAATACACCAACTCGTCAGTGCTGTTCTCAGGCGTTGGCCATACGGACAACTCTGGGCTGGTCTGGCGATTGAAGTAGAATTGGGATGGTCTCCCGGTAGTCGTCTTGTTGGGAACATTCAAATATTCCCCGCGACTTATGCGGTCTACTTCGTAATCAGTTCCACTTCGGCGTAACGCAACTTCTAGGATATCGTTCATCGGGGACGCTAGTCCGTTTCCCGAGTTGTACGTTGCCGTCCCAGATGTCAGCGTAAGTGTTGCTTGCTTCACTGTCCAGAGATTAATGCCGCGATTTGCCCATTCGGAGAACATGATATTCAATGAGCGACGAGCAGTCTTTGCATCATAGCCCGTACGGACCTCTAAGCCACAACGCTCATACGCTTCTTCAATGATATCAGCGACATCTAAATCGAAATCGCGTGAGCCTGATGTTGCCATTGTTTACTTCCGTTTTTTGCTGTGTACCATACCGCCGCAAGCATATTTCTGTGCATTGCAAGAACAACCACTTGTACCGCACTTAGAACAAACTGAGCCACCTTTTTTGTAGCCCTTTTTTTTTCCACCACAGTTCATTACTTCTTTCCTTTTTTCCAATTTACACGCTTTGAAGACGTTTTTTTCTTCATCGCAGTTTTTGCTCCAGCAGACTTGCATTGAGCTTTTGTTGGGCGACAGGCGGGGTAACTTTTACGCTTGTCACTTTTACCAGAACGCCCGCAAGGCTTGCCCGTCTTACAATCGACCCAGCCTTTGCCTTTGTTTTGGCCAAACCACTTACGAAGTGATGCGCCCTTTTTTGTCTTACTGACAGCCATTAATAACTCTTCGCCTTTTTACCAGAAGATTTCTTCTTCTTTGAGCTGTTACCCCAGTTAGAGGCCCCAACTTTTCGGCACTTAGCTAACGCTCCACTTGCATATGCTGACGGCCAAACCTTATAACGCGATTTGACCTTAGTGTAGCATGCGTCTTTCTTTGTTCCACTTTTACTTGGCACTGTCGTCACCTGCTTGCTTATAGCTGAACGTGATATAGCCATTACCTATTTATAAC